ATGCAACATCAATGGTATCGTTATCTGAAACTGCAACACCCTGTAGTCCCCATGCAACACCATCAGTATCGGTTGCGGTTGTAGTCCAATAAACTTGGAATGTAATTGTTCCCTCATTCCAACTCTTAGGGAATGCAATAGAGAACTGTGCATGTTCATCAGAACCATCATCGAAGTCTAGAACTTGCATATCTGGACGACCAGAGGTTGTTTGGACTTCAGTAATGGGAGCACAACCATTGGAAACTGTTGGACGCATTGCTCCCGCAGGAATCCAAATAGTTTCCGTACCAGCAGTTTTAATTGTACCAGTAAGTCCATCTAGTAAGTTTAATTCTGCGGCCGTAGAGGTTAAATTACTTGTCCCATCATTGAGTGTTGCGTAAGTAAGAGTTCCAGTAAATGTCGGTGATGCTAGAGGTGACTTTGCATCTAACTGAGTTTGAATTGCAGATGTTACACCATCCACATAACCTAGTTCTGTTGACGAGAGAGTGCCGGGAATACCATCTAAAACATTTAGTTCTGTTGCTGAACTTGTAACAAGAGTTCCACCAAGTTTAAGTCCGTTTGAACCATCATGACTTGCAACATCAAAATCAAATGCACCATCAGCAAACACTGTATTACCAGTAATGCTTGGGCTAGTTAGAGTAATTTGTGTTGCATCGGAACTAATGCCAGATGAAAGGGCAGAACCATCTCCAAGTGCAGTATAGATTTCATCAAAGTTATCATTAACTTTGTCCATACCATCTCGTAGATTATCACCTGTACCATCGTCAGCAACTGTACCGATACCTACTGTTTGTTTTGCCATGACTTTTCCTCTTTTATTCTTATATTTATAAAGTTTTAACTACCTGTCTGGTCAAAAGTCTCACTTGTATCATCATATGTAAAGTCTGTTTCATCATATGTTGCCGCAGCAGGTGTACCCGATACAGGAATACCACGATCCCAAGTTGTCTCACCTGTATCAAACGTGTCATTTCCATCATCAAAACGAGTTAGTGGGGGCGGTGCCAAATAGATACTCTCAAGGAACGACTCTTTCGTTCCAGACTCAAGAAGAATATTATTTCCACCAATGTTAGTCCCTGCCGCATCTGTAGTTGCAGTCTCATATTGAATCTGTGTATCACCTTGGTCAATTTCTGCTTCGTAATATAACCTACCAATTTGTGAAACATACACTTCAGCGACACGGGTGAATCTTGGAATAGCCGACTGACTAGTGAATACCTCTGGTGGGGTTTTACCAACAGAAGTTTCATCTTCAAGTGCAATTACTTCACTTTCAAGAATTAGACTTCCACCAATTGTTAAACCAGTTCCCGACTCTAGAAGAATTTCATCACCGTGTGTAGAAGATACTGTCGTACCGTCTTCTTGCATAATAGTGCCGGGAGAACTTTGTTCTGTTAAAATACCAATGCTATTGAAGTCATCAGAAATATTTAATGCATCAGCAGTAGTTATTTCTTTTGGAGTGTAAGCAGTATATCTTCCGTAATCATTAAATGAAACACCTTGTCCAATATTAACATCTTCAACAGTTTCCAAAAGTATTCTGTCACCAACATCAGCAGTACCAATGTCTGCCGTATTATCAAGAAGAAGGTCGCCAATCATACCATCAACGTCAACATCACTACCAAGCTCTAAAGCGAGTGTATCACCAAGAACACTCTCTTGAGTTACATTGCCGACAAACGCAATACCATTTGCATTGTCTGTAGTGCGAACTGGTTTTACATCAATCTTAACTTCAGTTTTCTTAATGACTCTAAGGTCGTAGGTATCTGTGGAATAAGTTTCTTTTTCCTCTTGGACAATTATTTCACCATCTTCTCCATGTAAGAAACCACCAACGGAATCTTCCATAGCAATATGATATGCTGGATTCTCAAATACTTGGTGTCTTCTTCTTTTGACCTCATCAAAGAGAACTTCGAATGTGGATGCAAGAATTGGGCTAAACGTATTTGTATCTGCAACATACTCGTCACCAAGTGTCGCACCAGTTGGTGTTGAGATACCAGCATAAACAGCAGTAGATGACTTAACTTTACTAAAGACGGCAAACCCAGATGGATGTACAGATTTCTTCAGTGGGTCGAGATATGAACCAGAACCAGAATAAGTTTGAACTTCGTATGAGAACTGTTGGTAGAAAAAAGAATCTTGAATACGAATAAGGTCTTCACCGATAAGACTTTCAATGCCTGGATATCGTCCAAATCTATCAGCAGTCATTCCTACATTAAGAGTTCCTTTTGCAATGTCTGCATTTACAATCGTTGCACTTGCTGATGCAGTTGTAATAGAAACATCTTTACCAGAGAAATCAATTGCATCTTCATAGACAAGATAATCACCAGTGTCAAAAGTGCCTGTTGGGTCTGTACCATCAAGAACGATATTGTCAAAGGTTCCGTCTTCACTGACAATTCTTTCAATATCAGAGAATGAAACTGTTAGAACTTGTGTTCCTGACTCAAATGCCCGAACTGTTCCAACGTGACTTGTTAGTGTATCTCCAACATTAAAGCTTCCACTTATATCCTTAACGACAAAGTTTGCACGAAACTCAGAAACAGGAGCAACCTGATAATCAAACCCAACTGTTCTTAGGTTTACATCTTCAACTCTACCGATGTCATTTGTTGTCGCAAGAAGTTTTGCACCACTACCAAATTTTGAAGTAATTGTGATAGTAGGAAGTTTGGAATATCCAAATCCACCGCCCTGTAGGAATACTTTTGTGATATCACCAGAACCAGACTCCAGAATAAACGTATCATCGTCTCTTTTAGATACATCCACTCTTTCTTCGAAGACAGATGCCTCTGCTTGAATTCTGTTACCAAGTTCTGCCTCTGTGTTGATACCACCAACTTCTACTGCGGCATTACCAGACTCAAAGAATAGTTCTCCACCATCCTCTTGTATGATATTGAAATACTCTACCTCTCTATTGGTTGCACCTTCTTGAAGAAGTGTCTCACCATCCTCAAGAAGAATAGAACCATGCACAACAGCAACACGAGCTGTAGCAGATTGAACAAGTCCTGTTTCTGATGTATTATCAGTAAATGTTAGAACATCACCAAGCTCGTAATCTGTACCGGCATCATCTACTTCAACACCACTAACAGAACCAGTTGCAACTTCACCCACAAAAGCATCAACATCACCACTACCGATTACTGTGTCTGTTTCAACATCAATTACGTCACTTGTAGAATAGAGAATACCATCATTAGATACTGTTGCAAAACTTACAATTTGTCGTATATTATATTTGTAGACTACATCAATAACACCAGAGACACCATGTATCTCCTCATCCTTTGTAAATGTTCCGTTGATATCACCAATAGTGATTTCTACAATTGTAGCAGAGTCAGTTGGGTCAACAAACGTTGCACAAGCCTCAACTCTTGCAGTTGCACCAGATGTTTGTCCAGTAATCGTTTGTCCTTCAAGTTCACCGTGAATAGGAGTTCCAATTGGACTTGCACGAATAATTGTTGGTTGATCCCAATCACCACCAGACACACGAAGCATTCTTGTGTTGGGATAAAATACCTCAGCCTCTTCGTCAAGAAGAATACGAATGAAAAGTTTGATAGCTTCTTGTGTTCCCTTCCTACGATAGAGTTCACGAATATTCTTTGTAAGATTTCTTTTGTCTAGTCCAGATGCAAGATTACTTGGAATTGCATTCATGAATGACTTACGAAACTCTTCTAGAAAGTCGTAGATAGTATTGTCAATATCTGCGTATGCAAGAAGTTGTTGAATGTTCTGTACAGGACTTGCACGATAACTTGTTACTGTGCCAGTTGCACCAGAGGTTGCACCAGTGATTGTCTCACCAGTTACAAACTGTTGTTGGGATGTGATGAATAGTCTTGGTCTTGCATCGTTACCCAAGTCATCAACAAGAACCTCAGCAGTAGCTTTGGAAGTAGAACCAGTGATAATCTCACCAACGACAAACTTACCTGTAGTACCAGTTCCCTTCTCTAGAACGATGCGGTCTGCATTCTCATCAAGAAGTCGAGTGGTTGTTTCTACCTCAAGAAGTAGATTATCAATTGTTGCAGAGACGACGAGTTCACCAGACTCCAGATACTTGTAGTAACTTTGGAGAAAGGACGAGAATACAGGATGGTCATCTGCCACAAAGTCGGGAAGTTGACCATCAATCTGTGTGCTGACCTTATTAATAAGGTCTGGTGAATATCTGCCGTCAAAAGGGGCCATTAGTTAAAACTCGATGGTGTTGTGTAACTAGAAGAAGTTGTGAATGTAGTATTACCAGAATCATTACCAACAGCAGTAGTATCAACATTAGCATTCACTGTGGTATTTACCAAGTCAATTTCAAGTAACTGATTTCTCTTTGGAACAATATCAAATGAGTCTGGAGTAACAGTAATACGAATTTGTGTGGAAGTTGCACCATCCACATTTGACACACTACTGATGGAAACTGTATCTATGTTTACAATTCCATCGTCATAATTAATTGTTCCGGCTGTAGTATCTAGATATGTTCTCACACCAGAAACTAACTGAAAAATTCTAACATTACCACTACCGTCATCATCAAAGAAAAATTCTGTCGCACCCTGTCCAGTTACACTAAAACCCGTTGAAGCCAAAATTCCGCCATTACCACCATTATGCCCTTCATGTGGATGGAAAAATTTATTGTTAAAATAAACGGTGTAAGACTTTGATGCATCTAACGTTGGAGTAAAATTCTTTGCCAAAGTAACATTTGTTATATTACCAGTAATTGATGGGTCTGTATTGTCAATCGCAGTCGTTAATTTGGAGTGTCTAAACAATCCATTAAAGGTTTTTAAGTTATCGTCATTGAAGTTCGTTATTGTTGAACGAACGTTTGACTCTATAGTTGCAGCACCTTTCGTTGTGGCATTTGAATCAAAAGTAATAGTTGATTGAAGTATAAGGAAGAGTGTCTCTGGATCAACAATTACAGGAGTAATTGATGCTACTGTAAATTCTTGCAACTGTGATTTAAGATTTTCTTTCTGCGTCTCAGTAAGATTTTCACCAGTGGTTGATTTAATACTAATAAACACCTTACCATATTCTGGTGTTGAAGTGACTCCTAAACTTGTATCAAAAGAACCCGTCTCTCCACCAAAGACTGATACCGCTTGTGTGTTTGAGTAAAGTTGTCTTACGAGAGTCTTGTAATCCTCACTAGTTACAGCCCTACCTTGTGAAGCATAATCCAAAGGTGCATTGAGTTTGATAGATTCAATTGACTCTGCTTCTGAACCACCGATAGAACTTTGAATTGTTGTAACAGATACGTTTGTGACACCATCAATCGCACCAGCAGATGTGAAGATTGAAGCACCGTTGCCTTCCTCTTTATTAGAAACAACATACTGAAGAATTACAATGTTATCATCTGACAATGCACTACCAAGAACACCATCTCCAAAGTATACTTCAAATTTACCAATCTCAACTTCTTGTAGGAAGTAAACATTACTACTTCCAGTAACCTGTGCAATGTCTGTTGCAAGAGTATAAGTTGTTGTAGTGGAGTCAGATGCAGAGTTCTGAACCTTAACGGTAAGTGTGCGAGTATCTGCTCTGTTATCATTAATTAAGAATCTCTGCTCAACGTCTTGCGTGTCAACAGTAAATCTACTAGTAACAAAAGTTCCTTCGTAAATAACAAGATTAGAAAAAACAATTGAATTACCAATGTTGGTTGCCGTAATTTCAGTTGGATTGATAAATGTAAATGCCGTTCCATCAACGGTCGTATTAAACACAGTTCCAGCAGACATCGTTGCAGTTGCATTTGTGGTGTTCAATGCAACCTCTACAGTTGCAGTTGCGGCTCTTGCAGACTGTGGAACATACCCAAGTGTCTTTGCATGGGATACAACAGATGAACGCAGAGAAGAACTATCAAGGAACATTTCGTTTGCAAGCATGTTCGCATTGAACGCAAGATAGTGAGTGTTATATGCAAGAACATCCAAAAGGATGTTCATACCAGAACCTTCAAAGTCGTAGTCAGTAAATTCTGTCTGTCCTTTGAGGAATACTTTTAGATTGTCTTTGATATCATCAAAGTCTAACTCTGTTACATTCAGTCGTCTTGGATTTGCCGCCATTATCGTAGTCTCTCTAATAGAACTGTGGTATCAACTAATTCTGTAGGAGCATTCTGTACATAGAACTCAATGGTGATTTCATATGCATTGCGGTCCAAGTCAGGGAAAGCCCTAACACCCACTAGTCTTGCTCTTGGTTCAAAGTTCTCAATTACATCTTCAACCTTCTGTGATAATACAAATGCAGTGATAGGACTCAATGGTTCGAATAGAAGTCCACGAATACCAGAACCTATCTCTGGATGAAAGGGTTTCTC